GGTTACGTATTAGCTCTAATTCATTCATATAAACCTCCTATTAAAGCAAGATTGTAGGACCCATTATGGCATCCTATATGTATTATATAATGGTTTCGTTGTATAAATCAAGCTTTTTCATAAAAGAATCTGAAGCTCGTGTGAATTTTTCACCTGTTAACTCAAATCGTTGAAACGTTAAATCACGGGAACACATAAGAACTACACCTTGGTCTATTTCAGTGTTAAATAGTGCGTTATGTGCCTGGGCATACGCTGCAAGCTGCATGAGGTAGTCTTGTATCCATTCACGTTTCTTGGGTCGATTAGTTTGTTTAAAATCTATAATAGCTGGACGTCCTTTGTACATAGCAATCATGTCTGCTGTTCCTGCGTATTTGCCAGGATTATATAAATGTACTTCGGATCCCCATATTTCTGTTATGTCTTTAAATGCTTCTTCAACAATTTTTTTAGCCATTTTTTCCGCTTGTATGCCTATTTTTGTTAAATCTTTATACTTTTCTCCGTTCACTAAACGTTCTATATATAGGTGGAGCGCGGTGCCAATCTGGCCAGAATCACGAATAATTTTTTCAGCATTTGCCTCTCCCACCTTAGCACGCCATTGTTTTAAAAATGATTTGTCTTTTGTTTTATTTAAAATGGTTGTAACAGATGGTAAGCTTTCACCATCAGGTGTAAGATATAAACGGGAATCTCCGTCTTGTCTTTTAAGTTCTGCGTAATTATATTTCTTAATTATTTGCACAAGTGCTTATAGCATAAGTGAAACGATTCCGCCAGTGTTATATGGTCGAATTTTTTCTCCCGATTTTAATATATTTAATATCATTTTAATCATTTCTCGTTTTTCAGGATTCATAAAAATTTTTGCGCCGGGAGTGTTAAAAGCTGACTTTGTTTGAGGTCCTTTAAAAAGAGGA